AACAGAGGGGGATTAGTTGCCGCCGACAGCGCAGACGACGTTGTTGCAGGGAAAACAATGGCTCATGCAAACACTTGGAAAGAGCAAGAAAAAAATCTGCTTAATGCCGCTAAACAAGGAAAGTTGTTTAGGTTGGTGAATCCAGAAGTCATTAATGACTTTGACGTTGAATTGCTCAAGCAAAGCGGGTTTGATGGGTTTATTTACCAACGCCCAGAGTCCGCAACAGATTCCATGCCGTCGCAAATTGTTGCGATTAATCCAAAACAAATTGAACGCCTTGCCGCGTTCCGTGACTAATGCAACAGCCGATCTATAGCCCCGAAGAAGAAGAGTTGCTGATGAGCAAACTCTGGTCGCCCGTCATTAAGGACGACCCAGAGGCTTTCGTGCTACTCGCTTTCCCTTGGGGCCAGAAAGGCACCCCGCTTGAACACTTCCAAGGTCCGCGTAAGTGGCAGCGTGACATACTTCGAGATATTGCAGCACATGTTGCGAAGAATAAGACCGCAACCTCCTACGAAGTCCTGCGTATGGCAACGGCTTCGGGTCGCGGTATCGGTAAGTCTGCGCTGGTGTCCTGGCTCATCCTCTGGATGCTGAGTACGAGGATTGGCTCAACGACCATTGTGTCGGCTAACTCGGAAGCGCAGTTACGCTCGATCACATGGGCAGAAATCACTAAGTGGGCAGCGCTTCTGATCAACTCGCATTGGTTTGAGATTAGCGCCACCCGCGTCATGCCCGCTAAGTGGCTCGCTGAACTGGTTGAACGTGACCTTAAAAAGGGTACGCGTTACTGGTCCGTTGAGGGTCGGTTGTGGTCCGAAGAGAACCCCGACTCGTATGCCGGTGTCCACAACTTTGACGGCGTGATGGTCATCTTCGACGAAGCCAGCGGTATCCCTGACCCCATCTGGTCGGTGACGGCAGGCTTCTTTACGGAGAACACTCCGCATCGTTTCTGGATGTCGTTTAGTAACCCCCGCCGTAACGAGGGCTACTTTTTTGAGGCGTTCCACTCTAAGCGTGCGTTCTGGAACACCCGCAACATTGACGCTCGCACCGTTGAGGAAACGGACAAGTCGGTATACCAGCAGATCATTGACGAATATGGCATTGACTCACCTCAAGCCAAGGTGGAAGTCTATGGAGAGTTTCCGTCAGAAGGTGACGACCAATTTATTCCGCCTAGCCTTGTTGATGGCGCAATGTCTCGTAATCGGTATAAGGACGAAACAGCGCCACGAGTTATCGGCGTCGATCCTGCGCGAAGTGGAGCAGACTCGACGGTTATCGCAGTCCGCCAAGGACGCGACATCATCGCCATCAAGCGCTACAAAGGCGAAGACACGATGGAGATTGTGGGACGCGTAATTGACGCCATTGAAGAATACCAACCCGCACTTGTTGTCCTTGACGAAGGCGGTCTCGGCTACGGCATCCTTGATCGTTTGAAAGAGCAGCGTTATAAGGTGGTGCGTGGCGTCAACTTTGGATGGAAGTCCAAGACCCCGGCTATGTGGCAAAACAAACGTGCAGAGTTGTGGGGCGAAATGAAAACGTGGCTGAAAGACGCCGCGTTGCCTAATGATCGGCAACTAAAAGCCGACCTCACGGGTCCAAAGCAAAAGATCAATTCTTCTGGCGCTATTCTGCTGGAATCTAAAAAGGACATGAAAGCGCGTGGCCTTGCCTCGCCTGACGCTGCCGATGCGATTGCCGTAACCTTTGCGTATCCCGTCGCGCACCGCGAATACCGCGAGCGTCCCCGCACGATTACTACGAGCCGCGAGGGCGGCATGATCAACACTTGGATGGGTGCCTAATGGCTAAGAAGTCCGTCAGCCTCTCAATTAAGAGAGGAGAAAAATTGCCGGTGTCAAGAGGGGCTGGATTGACCGCCAAAGGTCGCGCTCGGTACAATCGGGCGACAGGTTCTAAATTGAAACCGCCCGCACCTAACCCTAAAACGGAAAAGGATGCTGCTCGTAAACGATCTTTCTGCAAACGTATGGGCGCAGTAGCCCGCAACGCCAAAAACGGCGAGCGTGCCAAGGCATCCTTAAAACGATGGAAATGCTGAAAATGGCTGATTTGGCTGACAAAATGAACGTAACTTACGGCGTGTTTGAAAAAACATGCCCAAAGTGCGGCATTTCAAAGCCAAAAACAGACTTTTTTAAGGGTAATAGGCTAGATGGCCTTCATACTTGGTGTAAATCCTGCTGCAAAGAGCAGAATCAGGTGTCCAAGCAGAAGTTAGTTTCGACGATTGAGGGCAGAGCCAAGGTGTTTGTTGTTAGTTGCCGAGCCAGCGCAAGGCGGCGCAACCAAGAGTGCAGCATCACCGAGGCGGACATTTTGCAAATGTGGTCTGAACAGTACGGAATTTGCGCGTATTCAGGGCGAGAAATGACCCTAATGCCTAGCAAATTAAACACTGTCAGCGTAGAAAGAATTGACAGTAACGTCGGGTACACGCCGGAAAATACAATTCTGGTGTGCCAAGCGGTAAATCGCATGAAATCCGACTTTGTTTTGGATGACTTCTTGGCGTTGTGCCGGGATATTGCGGAATTTACCGCGAGTGAGGACGAGGATGGCATCAAGTAATGGACTTTATAAAAACATCCATGCTAAACGCGCTCGAATCGCTGCGGGATCGGGCGAGAAAATGCGTAAACCGGGTTCTAAAGGCGCTCCAACGGCTGCCGCTTTCCGAAAATCTGCCCGAACCGCCAAAAAGCCCGCCAAATCCTCCAAAAAAGGTTAAAAAACATGTACGGAAAGAAAAACCCCGGTCCAATCGGCGTGTCTCCCGGCGCAACAGTCGGTGACATGATCCAAAACAGCCGGATGCAGAAGCCTCGTGCGCCTGCTCCGCGTATGCCGAAGCGCGTCAACGATGAGATGATCCGCACTACGGTTGATTTCCGACCGTCACCGATGGGTCGTCGAGGGATGCGCTAATGCCTCTCGTAAAGTCTGCCTCTAAAGGCGCCTTCCGACGTAACCTCAAGGCTGAACTAAATTCGGGCAAGCCGATGAAGCAAAGTCTGGCGATTGCGTACTCCGTCAAGCGCCGCGCTGCGGCCAAGGGTAAGAAGGGCAAGTAATGGCTAAAGACCCGACAGGGATAAAGGGCGCGGCTTACGTGGCTAATACGCCCGAAAGCCGTCGTGGGCGCGATAAAGCAGACATTCTGTCTCAAGCGCGTACCCGGATGCAGTTGTCCCTGACGGCTTATAGCGAGTCTCGGGACAGCGAACTAGACGACCTGCGCTTTATGGCAGGTTCGCCGGATAACCGCTGGCAGTGGCCTCAAGAGGTGCTGGCAACCCGTGGTGCCGTGCAGGGTCAGACGATTAACGCTCGTCCCTGCCTGACCATCAACAAGTTGCCCCAGCATGTGCGCCAGGTCACTAACGACCAGCGCCAGAATCGCCCTGCGGGTAAAGTCATCCCGGTTGATGACAAGGCGGACATTGAAGTTGCCGAGGTGTTTGACGGTATCGTCCGGCACATCGAGTACATCTCCGACGCTGATGTCGCTTATGACACCGCCTGTGAGAATCAGGTGACGTATGGCGAAGGCTATATCCGCATCCTAACCGAGTATTGCGACCCGGATTCGTTTGACCAAGACATCCGTATCGCTCGCGTTCGTAACTCGTTCTCGGTATATATGGACCCGCACATCCAAGACCCGTGCGGAGCCGACGCAGAATGGTGTTTCATAACCGAGGACATGCCCCGTGAGGAGTTTGAGCGTCATTTTCCTGACGCCGAACCCATCTCGTCGATCCAGAGCCGTGGTATTGGTGACGAGAATCTGGCGCAGTGGATTACCGACGATTCAGTACGGATTGCGGAATACTTCTACGCTTACTATGAAAAAGCGAAGTTAAACCTCTATCCAGGCGGCGCTACAGCCTACGCTGGCTCACCTGAAGCCGCGCAGATGGAGGCGATGGGCCTCGCTCCGATCCGCAGCCGTGACGTAGACATCCGCAAGATCAAGTGGATGAAGATTAACGGCTACGAGGTGCTGGAAGAGCAGGACTGGCCGGGTAAGTCGATTCCGGTTGTCCGCGTAGTCGGCAACGAGTTTGAGGTTGAAGGCCGTATCTACATCAGCGGCCTCGTGCGTAACGCTAAAGACGCGCAGCGCATGTACAACTACTGGGTATCCCAAGAGGCGGAAATGCTCGCCTTGGCCCCCAAAGCGCCGTTTATCGGCTACGGCGGGCAGTTCGAGGGATACGAACACCAGTGGAAAACCGCCAATACCCAGAACTGGCCGTATTTGGAGGTCAATCCTGACGTAACTGACGGCGCTGGCAACATGCTGCCGCTGCCGCAACGTGCCGCTCCGCCCCTTGCTCAAACCGGCCTGATTCAGGCTAAGATGGGCGCGTCGGACGACATCAAGTCTACGACGGGCTACTATGACTCTAGCCTTGGCGCCACGTCTAACGAGCGCTCGGGTCGAGCCATATTGGCGCGTGAACGTCAGGGCGATACGGGGTCATATCACTACGTCGATAACCTTGCCCGCGCTATCCGCTACGTCACGCGTCAACTCGTTGACTTGATTCCGAAGATTTACGATACCCAGCGTATCGCTCGGATCATCGGCATTGACGGGGAAACCTCGACGGTGCGGATTGACCCGATGCAGCAAGAGCCTGTCCGTAAGATCATGGATCAGGCTGGCATTGTTATTGAAAAAATCTACAACCCGTCCGTGGGTAAATACGACGTTGCCGTTACGACCGGCCCGTCCTACATGACCAAACGCCAAGAGGCGATGGACGCGATGTCGCAGATTCTCCAAGCCAACCCGAACCTTTGGGGCGTGGCAGGCGATCTGTTCGTTAAGAACATGGATTGGCCGGGAGCGCAGGAAATCGCCAAGCGCCTTGCTAAGACCATTGATCCGAAACTGCTGTCTGACCCGGATGAAGACCCAGCGCTTCAGGCTGCTAACCAGCAAATTGAGGCTATGGGCGCTGAAATGGATCAGATGTTTCAGATGCTCCAGAACGTCTCGCGCTCGATGGAAGCGACGGAACTGCGGATTAAGGAGCAGGAAGCGCAGATTAAGGCGTATGACGCTGAAACCAAGCGCATTAGCGCTGTCCAAGCAGGAATGTCTGAAGAGCAAATTCAAGACATCGTGATGGGCACAATTTCGGGTATGATGTCAACAGGTGATTTGATGCCCCCGGAGGTTCCGCGTGAAGCCCCCGGAATGGGTGAGGAAATGGTATGAAACCGGCTGACTTCGTAGGCATGTTGTTCCTAGCGCGGGATGTGACCCATTCCGTGCATCTGAACACCCGTTCGTATGCCAAGCACAAGGCTCTCGGCAAGTTTTACGAGAGCGTGATCGGGCTGGCTGACGACTTTGCGGAAGCCTATCAGGGTCGGCACGGGCTGATTGGCCCGATTTCGTTAATGTCGGCAAAAAAGACCAGCAATGTGGTGGAGTTTTTGCAGGATCAGTTAGCCGAGATTGAGGCTAACCGTTACAAGTTCTGTGACGAAAACGAAACGGCTATTCAGAACATTATTGACGAAATCGTCGCGCTGTATCTCAGCACTTTGTACAAGTTGCGCTTTTTAGCGTGAGG